TTTTAAAACAAAATTTAAAATCTGGATATTTTTTTGTTAGACTTTATAACAAATCTTTACATCAAGATATAAAAGTACATCAATTAGTTGCAATGTCTTTTTTAGGATATAAAAGAAATGGATTGCAAGATGTAGTTGTAGACCATATTAATGAAAATAAATTTGATAATAATTTAAACAATTTGCAATTAACAACTCAAAGACACAATTCATCTAAATCTAAAATTAGTAATACAGGAATTACAGGTGTTTATAAAACTAAATACAATAAGTTTAGAGCAAATATAAAAGTGGGTTATAAACAAATTCATTTAGGATATTTTAAAACAAAAGAAGAAGCACATTTAGCATATAAAAACAGATTAAAAGAAATTGAAAATGGAAAATAAAATATTATTTAGAGCAAGTTCAATAGGTGACTTAATGACTGAAAGCAGAAGTAAATCAGAAAAATTAAGTAAGACTGCTAAAACGTATATTCAAAAAGTATTTAAAGAACAAGAGTTTGGATATTATGAAGAGATTAGCAGTAAGGCTATTGATAAAGGGATACAAAATGAAAATGATGCAATACTTTTAGCATCTGAAGTTTTAGATTGGGGGTTTGTAGTTAAAAATGAAGACAGATATACAAACGAATATATTAAAGGAACTCCAGACGTAATTACAAAGGAATTACTTGCGGATATAAAGTGTAGTTGGAATATGGGTACTTTTCCTATATTTGAAGATGAAATAACAAATAAAACTTACTATTGGCAACTTCAATGTTATATGTGGTTAACTGATATGGAATCTTCTGAACTTGTATATGTTCTTACAAATACACCTGAACAAATTGTAGAAGATGAAATAAGAAGGATTCATTGGAAATTAAATTTATTAGAAGAAAACCAAGAAATTCGTCAAGCGGTACAATCTCAGCATAACTTCGACCACATACCAAACAACCTACGAATTAAAAGATTCATAGTAGAAAGAAACGAAGATGCTATCGAGAATATAAAAGAGAAGGTAGAGTTAGCACGTGAGTATTACGAACAACTAAAGAGTATATTATAAACCAAAAAAAGTAAGATGAGTTACGACAACACAAACACGGCAGTTATTTTTAAGAATAACAAAAAAGAAAATGAGAAGCATCCCGACTACAGAGGAACTATTAACGTAGACGGTAAGGAGTTAGAGATTAGCCTATGGATAAAAGAAGGGAAAGCAGGTAAGTTCTTCTCAGGTAAGATTCAAGAACCATTTAAAAAGATGGAAAACACTTCTGATAAGATTAGAAACGAAAGCAGCGGTTTACCTTTTAATGTAGGGTTATAGTTCCCGTAAAATAAAAACTAAAATATTTCCGTTTTAATTTTTGAAACTTCCTTTTTAATTATTACATTTGACATATGAAAAAAATATGTTTTAAGTGTAAGATTGAGAAGGGAGTTTCTGAGTTTTATAGACATCCTCAAATGAAGGATGGTTATTTGAATAAATGTAAGGAATGTAATAAGAATGATTCTGTGAAACAGTATTATTTAAAAAGGGAAGATGATGATTGGGTTCAGAAAGAAAAAGAAAGAGCTAAAGAAAAATATCATAGATTAAATTATAAGGAATTAAATAAGAAACAAAAACTTAAGTATCCTTGGTTGAATGATTGGAGATATAAAACAATGCGAAAAACAATTAAAGCTGATGCTAATATTGAATTACATCATTGGTCATATATGCCTGAATATGTTTATGATGTTATTTTTTTAACTAAACAACAACATAGAAGAGTTCATACGAAGTTAAAAATTGATATTGAAAAAAGATGTTTTATTGGTATTGATAATGAAGTTTTAGATACTAAAGAAAAGCACATAGAATACCTAAATAAACATTTTAATCTTAATATTCAATAGTTATGGCTAAAGACAAAAAAGGATTTATTCTTTACGCAGACCAGAAAGCATTATTTGAACAATTACCTAACGATAAGGCAGGAGAATTGATAAAGTTCATATTTGCTTATGTAAACGATGAGAATCCTGTAACAGAAGATTTAATTATCAATTTGGCATTCACTCCAATTAAACAACAACTTAAAAGAGATTTAATTAAGTTTGAGGAAACTAAGGAAAAACGGAGTGAAGCAGGTAAAGCAGGTGCTAACAAAAGATGGCAAAATATAGCAAACGATAGCAAACGCATTTCTACTATAGCAAAAATAGCTGTTAATGATAATGTAAATGTAAAAGAGAATGATATAAATAAACAACCTATCCAACATTGGAATTCTGAAATAGGAGTAGATGGATATTCAATAAACAAAAAGAAATGATAGTTAACCATAGAAGCCAAGATAAGTTATTAGAGTTGCTAAGGCAGGATAAGATACCTTTAGGAAAGGGTATAGGTATATCTTTAGACAACCATTTAAGATTTAAAGAAGGAACGTTTAATATTATTTTAGGACACGCTAACGTAGGTAAAACTTATTGGGTATTATGGTACTTACTAACATTGTCTGTAAAGTACAACCTTAAACACCTAATTTATTCTTCTGAGAATTCCGTGTTTGGAATCAAGCGTAATTTGATAGAGTTGTGTGCAGGTAAGAAAGTAAAGGATATGTTAGAATCTGAATTAAACTTCCAAAAGGAGTTTATAGAATCTCACTTTGATTTTATAGATGCTCAGAAAGCGTGGACTATTGACGAGTTTATGAAGCAAGTACAGGAGTTAGGGAATTACGATACCTTAATGATAGATCCTCACAACTCTTTTTTAAGACCTAAAGGAAGCAATGCACACGATTATGATTATGAAATGGCTACGAGGTTAAGGTTGTTTGCTAAAAAGACGAATACAAGTATTTATTTATGTATTCACGCTGCTACAGATGCATTAAGAAAGACACATAAAGACGGAGAATATAACAACCTACCTATGCCTCCAAGTATGGCAGATGCAGAAGGTGGTGGTAAATGGGGAAATAGAGCAGATGACTTCTTAGTTATACATAGATACCCAGCACACGAAGCACATTGGATGTTTACAGATGTTCACGTTAAAAAAGTAAAGGAAACAGAAACAGGTGGAAAACCTACCTTTGCAAACAACCCAATATCATTTAGATTAGAATTTGGTACTAAATTTACCTGCGAAGGAATAAATGCAATAGGATGAATATATTTGATGTAATACACGCTAAGACCTCTTTAGATGCGATTATAGGAAGCATCCGTCTTTCACTAAAAGACTTACGAGAAAAATACCAACACAAGAAGGATTTGATTAGCAACTTAGAAAAATACGAAGTATGGATGCTTGAAGCCAGAGATACTTTTAACGCTTTAGAAGATGAGAACAAGCAGTTAATGAAACGACTTGCTCAATATCATTCTGAATATTTAAAGCTGAAACACGAAAATGAAGAACTAAAGAAATTTGTATGAGCATAAAAGAAAAATATAACGTTAAATCAATAGATTCTTTTATATGTAAAGAATGGCTATTAAAAAAACATTATTTAAAAAGGTTGGTTTCTTTTACATATTCATTTGGATTATTTGAAAATGATATACTTGTAGGAATAGTAACGTTTGGTAATGCAGTTCCGTTAACTATGAAAAAATCTTTATTTGGTCAAAAATATATGCATTTAGTATATGAATTAAATCGATTATGTACTAATGATAATATAGATAAAAATGCAAATAGTTATTTTATTTCTCAAGCATTTAATTTATTACCAAAGCCATTGATTATTGTTAGTTATGCAGATAAATCTGTTGGACATAATGGATATATTTATCAAGCCACAAATTTTATATTTACAGGTAAAAGTCACACTCAGTTAGATTGGAAATTAAGAGGGAAGGAGCATTTGCATTCTAGGACTTTAATGGATGAATTTCCATTTCAAAAAGATAGGATAAAAAAATTAAAAGAAAAATATGGGGATGATTTGTACCAAGTTAAACGCGAACCAAAATATAGATATGTATATATTTTAGCAGATAAAAAAACACGTAAAGAAATAATGAATAACAAAAAATTTAACATAGAACCATATCCTAAAGGAGATAATATAAGATATGATGCAAGTTATGTACCAATAACACAATTTAAATTGTTTTAAATATTAATTCAAAAAAAAATATATGAACGAGGAACAGTTATTTAATTATTTGAAAAAGCATTATATATACGATCTATCAAAATGCGAAGACCAATTTTCAAGCTATGATTGTTTTAGCACAACTTATAGATGTGTGATTGAATTAAAATGCAGAAATAAACACTACGATAATTTGATGTTGGAGAAAACAAAATACGATAGCTTAAAAAAATTAAACTGCAGTGCGCTTTACATTAATTCAACTCCAAAGGGAATCTATATTTTTAACATAAATGATATAAAGCCTAACTGGATCACTGACACTTCAATGCCTAAACAGACAGAATTTTCAAATAATGATAAAATAGAAAAGACATATACGTTAATTTCTGTACACAATTCTATAAAAATATGAAACCAAAAAAATGCCGTGTATGTAAATCTGAGTTTACGCCTATATACACTACATCACAGAGTGTTTGTTCTCTTAAATGTGCGGTGGTTAATGCGGAGGTTAAAAAGTCTAAAGCGTGGAATGAACGTAAGAGAATACTAAAAGACGAACTAACTACGGTGCAGGACTATATTAAAATTGCTCAAATGACATTTAATCGATACATAAGATTGCGTGAT